CAACGCGCGCCATTTTGGGCAGGTGCAGGCCGCTGGCCAGCTCCGGGTAATGGCTTTCAACCTGACGCTGCACCGGTGTTTTCTGCAGCGGCTGGCCGGTAATACGGTTTCGCGGCGTCCAGGTGATTGTCATGGTATCGCCGTCCAGCTGCACCTTTGTCACGCGCTGGCCATTTACCTCCACGCCCGGACGCAGTGACTGGATCACAGGTACGGTCATCGTATTGCCACCGGCAGTGGACTGGCTGAACTCCGGCGGAATGTCGACCGGCTTACCGGCAAACAGCGCCTTTTCAGCGCCGCCCAGATACATACTGCCATCAGGCAGCTGATACCAGAGATAATCGGCAATCCCGAAGGCGCGCCCCAGACTGGCCAGCAGCTGAAATCCTGTGCCGCTATGCGTGAAGTGCGGGATCGGCCTGTCGCTGTAATCTGCCTGCGGCACGTTAACGGTCAGGCCGCTGTGTTCTTCCAGCCAGGCAGCAATCTGGCGCAGCGTCGGGTGCTGGAATGCGCACGGCCATGCCCGATCAAATACGCCGCACAGCTCCCGGATGAAAAGACGCTGATAGCCGGTTTCCGAAGGCTGCGAGCGCTCCACGTATCCGGTAAACCAGCGCAGCAGTCGGTCAGGGTAGCCGGTATCAATGCGGACCATTTTGCCGGTGTAATCAGTGCTGGTCTTTGCCGTGATGAAGCCACGGCCACAGTTGCTAAGCTCCAGCACCAGAGCGGCATCAGTCAGATGCACTTCATCAGTGGACAGGTAAAGTCGGGTTAAAGGTTTCATCGCTATTCCAGTGCGTCGTTTACCGGCTTAAGCACTTTGCGCTCAAACCATGTCATTTGTTCGTCGCTCTCGCCTGCGGCCTGCGGTCCGCCTTTGCCACCGCCGGTCTGTTTGGTGGCCGTGGTTTTGCCGGTTGCGCGCGCCTCACGCTTTTCCTGAACGCTTACATGCTCCGTCAGGGTGAACGTTATCAGCCAGGCCATTTTTCCTTCCTGCTGCGGAGCGTCCACATTGCCGGTGAACGTCGCCTCGCGAAAACTCACCGCGCGCGCCACCTCATGCGCCACGCGGTATTTCTGCCGCTGGCCGCTGGCGTCAGTTGCTGAAGCCAGCTCAAAAATGCGCTTCAGCAGGGCAGCATCACTGAACCCTATTTCGCCGCTGATCCTCAGCTCTTTTCCCTTGATGCCCTGCTCTGCCTTAGCCGTTGAACTGGTCTGCCCGGACTGGTCTTTGTCCTGAAAAGCCATTGATACGGTAACCCGCATATTTTTAAGCGGGATGCCCTCACCGTTAAGCGCCAGCGTCGGGTTTGTACTCATGGATCATGCCTCTTATTCCTTCCAGATTGTCACCGACCAGCATCACGGCCGCCGAATACACAGCGGACGGCTGCGGAATATCTTTTTCCAGCTGCGTGAGCGTGGTCACCACGTCGCCGCCGCCGGTAAACACCCATGCCCGTGAGCTTTTGCCCTGCAGATCGCTCAGCCCGGCGGCAATCTCTGTCAGCATGGCATCACGTTTCTGGCCAAACGCAGCCAGCTGCGCTTTCAGCCCGTCAAGCCCGGCTGCTGCGCCTGCTTCGCTCTGGGCCTGCTTCACGGCGGCGGCCGCAAACGCGGCGCGGCTGGATGGCACGGACAGCGGCACGGATGGCGGCAGCATCGTGTTCATACTTGCAGGCAGCTGCATCTTTTCCGTGGTCAGCGTGGCGGCAGACTGCGCCAGACGCTTCACCTGTACAAACGCCGGTGCCGGGAAAACCTCAGCCAGCTGGTTCAGTGATGAAATAAAATTGTCATGCGTATGGCTGGCCACCATCAGAATAACCACGTCAGCTTTTCCACCAATGCCTGCCAGCTTTTGCGCCAGATAGGCAGTGGCATTCACCGGACTCAGGTATGCGCCGTTATCCGTTTGCTGCCCCAGCCCGTAAATCCATGGATGCACCGGAACCATGCTGCAGCTCAGTGCGGTCACCGCATCCGTCAGCGCCAGTCGTGCCTCACGCCACATTTTCAGGTGCCTTAGGCTTACTGACATCCGCCCAGTTCTCCGGATTAATTCTGCTAAGCAGCACCCTGTATTTCATCCACTCAGGCAAGGCTTCAGTTTCACTCTGCGTGGCCATTTTCAGATCAACCGCACCCTGTAGCATCTGAATCATTTCATTCGCTTTACGGATTTTTGCAGCCAGAATGGCTCCCTTTGTTTCCACGTCAATAACAGTCTGCCGAGGCGAGCCTTTAACAATGGCTCCGTTAATGAATAATGAATCCGGACCCACAGCACTATAATTTTCTTCCGATATCTCCTTAAGCGCCCTTGACTGATATTCTTCAAGCTCACTGTCACAGATGGCCACAAACATGCCGACAACATAATTATCTTTATCGACCTCTATGAAATAATGATTTACACGCGGCTCAGTTAACTCTTTTTCATATTCATTCATTTCATCACCATATGGCTAAAACGTTTACGTTAAGTGCCGGTCCGTTGTTGTAAATTCCACAGTTATTAGGACCAACTCCGTTACTCCAGCACTCAAACTGACCATTGATAGCCGTGATAAAAAGTCCTGGGGGTGCTGGAAATGCTGCCGGATATGTCCAGGTTGTGCTTGAATAGGCTGCCAGATTTAAATTCTGCCTGCACCACTGACCGCCACCCGGAATTTTAGTCCACGCCCCATTGCCGTTGTTACCTGACTGAAACTGACCGTACGCGACGGCGCTATTCGCTGCAGTACCGCCCGCGACAGCAAAACCCTGACCTGCATCTCCGCCTTTAAAGGCATACCCCCCCAGCACGAAATTAAGACGAGCATTGTTTACTGCTGAGTTAGTGTCGCCATTGTTCCTTACGTAGAAATCGGTCTGATCATTTCCGTTAACGTTAGCCTTTTTGTTCAATCCATCATTCATCAACCAAACAGGCACCGCTGCATTGTTATCTCCGGGCGCACCTTCAACCCAGAATTTTTGGCTTGTATCGCCAGTAATTTTTGCATATCTGGCAAAATCTGATTGATTGCCAAATTTCATAATTCCCCAGCCACTTGATACGTTATCCAGCCGCGTACCAATATAAGATTCTGACGGGGAGTTATATGACGTGAAAATTACACAGCAGCCGTTGCTTCTGTCACGGACGCCAGTACAGTGCGCATATAAATACTGTCCGTTTCCGGCCGGTAATTGTGCCGGAATATTGGCACTGCCTTCCATTTTGATAAGCAGGGTTTCTCCGGCATGAAAGACGTAAGTACGGAAATCAATTGTGCTGAAGTCCAGCTGTCCCGAACCTAACCCAAACCCACCCACGGTTATCACCCGGCCTGCTGTGCCGTCAGTTTTTGACTGCATCACATCAGCATTTGCTGCGCTTCCCAGCATGACGTTACCCGTCAGCGCGTCGGGCTTTTTATTATTCACTGACCTGACCGCAACACGATCAGTCAATGAGCCTTTTGGGCGCAGGTCCGCGATGTTCCCGGCAGCGTCAATACTCGCCAGCGCTGACACGTAATGCTTCACACCGTCCTGCTCATAGTCAGCAAGATCAGCCGCCACTGTGATTTTGCTCTGCACGCCCCAGACGCTGGCCAGCGTCCCGGTAAAGCACACGTCCAGCCACACATTTACCGGCTTCACACCCACCTTAATATTCTGATCCACGTCCAGCTGCGCACGCAGGCCGCCAACGTATCCCGCGCCATGTGTGACGTAATACTGCGTGCCGCTTTTACCGACCAGCCAGCCATCACCAAAAAACGCAGCCGGGCCGTAGATATCGGTGTTTTCCAGGCGCTGACGTTCATCCATTGCGCCCATGCGCGCGGTGAAATCAATCTGCCACGTTTCCGCTGGCGTACTGATACCCGTTTCCTGCTGTGCGCCGCTGTACTCCATCAGGAATGAACGTGTCAGAACGTTACCCTGCTGGCCCTCGCGGGTTTTCAGCTTCTGCTGAGCCGGGGCATGTACGATCATGGCCAGCGTGCCGGTTGCGCTGTTAATCAGGCCAATCCAATTAAACGTAAAATCGCCCGTGTCCGCGCCCAGTACCACTGAATGCACCACCGCATTCTGATTAACCACGCCCTTGCGCGTCACCGCCTGACGGTGAACTATCTGTGCCTGCGGCGGGATGCCCTCGCTGCGGTCTACCGGCTTAGCCGGATCGAGGCCCGGCACGTTCGCTAAAATAAATTCATCCAGTAATACCGGCTCGCCGGTTTCCGCCTGGCGCGCTTTCCACTGCTCAAATGCTGTCGTGATAACTGTCTGTGACATAATTTTCCCTTAAATTCCTGCGCTGAACGTCGCGCTGGCCACGTCCGCCCCGGCGATGCGCGCCGGGTAAACCACATATTCACCCTGGTCCCAGCCTGCACGGATGGCGAACGGCTGCGAGGTGATCACCTCAAACTGATAACGGCGGCACGTCCTGCCGTACTGCTGGATTATCTGAAGCAGCAGCTGCGCGTTGTCCGCAATCTGGCTGTCTGAAACGCGCACCTGGATTACGTCCCAGTCAATACCGGGCTGGCGCTCAACCAGCTCCACATACCCGATACCCAGCCGCTCGAAAATACTGATAAACCCTGCCACTGACCCGGCATCACGCGCGTTAATAAACGCAAACGCTACGCGCCTGCGGAACAGTGAAAGCGGCTCACCGTTGAAGCGGGTAATATCCCGATCATACGCCAGCAGATTCAGCAGCGGTTCAGAACAGGTCAGCGGATCAAACTGGCTGACCGGCCACGTAACCCAGCCGTACACCTGCGCCCAGAACTTACGTGCGGCTTTCAGAAGTTTGTCCGGCTCCCCTTTGCGCATCCACGTGGGCAGGCGCAGCCCGGCCAGCTTTTTATCAAAATCAGTCATGTTCAATACTCACCGTCAGGCTGTTTAGGCGTGGCACACTTAAATCACTGACGATATCGCCCAGCGAAAAGGTGACCGAATCCACCTCCGGAAACTCTCTGTGCAGCTCACGCCCGAGGTTTGAAAACGAAAAGCGCGCGTATGGCCACGTCTTTTTGACGTCATAGTCAGCATTTTCCCGGAATGCGCTGCGGATAAGGTTTCCGGCATTTTTAATGAGCAGCGCCTGATTTTCGGCGGTCATGTTATCCGGGTTCTGCAGATACATTTTCACGCTCAGATCGTGCCGGGTTTCCGGCATTCCAAAGCACTGCATATCGTCACCGTGGCCGTGATGGCCCTGCGTGTTGATGTAGTCATTTACCGCGGTGATAAACGGATCTGACAGTACGCCGGAATCCAGCAGCAGATAGGCGTTTGCCGTTCCCGGCCCGCGCGGCGCATCGTGCAGAAAGAAAATCCGGTCAATACTCAGTCCGACTACCCCCGCGATCATTGAGCGGTAAACCGCGTCGGTGTGATAGTTACCCACCAGGTTAAACTGATTGCGGCAGCGCTCGCGCAGCTCGTCATCACTCTCTTCATCTGCGCCCGGCACGGTCAGCCAGTCTTCCTCACTTTCCGCCTGCATGATGCCGGTGACGGCCACCGGCAGGATGCGGTAATAGCCCGGCGCAAGGTTCCACGCAGCCCCTACATCTGACGCGCGCACCGGGATCAGCGCGCTGGCCTCCCCCGCCGGAATGGTGAAGTCAGCAACGGTCACCAGCTCGTAAATCACGCCGTTAATGCGCTCAGTCTGGATACGCGTACCGGCCTGCACGGTCACGTCAGCCCCGGCATTCTCCTTTGTGAAGCGGATCACGCCTTCAGCCCGACTTGCCGGTTTTGGCGTGACGTTGACCGCCCATGCCAGCAGGCGCAGCATCTGACCGCCTGCCGTGGCCACGAACATATTCACCAGTACCGTATTGATCATAACGTCCGCCAGCCACAGCACCGGCGCGGTGA